GTGGAACTAAACGAAAAGCATTAAAAACAACACAAATAGAAACTGTAACTAAAACTGTAACTAACACAGTTAAAACAGATAGTTCTATAACCTACCTAAATATTAGTGAATTGCAAATAATTCAAAAGGATAGTACCCAACCAATAGTTATAAAGGATTATAAAGGCAATACAACAACCTTTTACAATGTTAAACAAATAAACACTAAACAAGACAAAAGTGTTCTTAAAACGGCTAAAAAGGATTCTATAACACAAACCGCAACTGTTGGAACTACAATAAACGTAGAAGAAAAAACAAAGACTAAAGAACCAATTAAATTTAATTATTGGTATTTAATTATTTTTGTTATTATTTATTTAATTATTAGGAAGTTTATTAAAACATATTTTGTTTGGCTTTAAAAGAAACAAAAGAAAAATAAAACAACCTTAAAGAAAATAAAAAGAAAAGAAAGAAAAAGCCCCCAGAAAAACAAATTTTCAAATTACCTGTTCCAATAGCCTTCCATATTTATTAGGTGACTAAAGTCTTGCAACATCTTGCGCTTTATAAAAACAAAATTAAACATTTTTTGTTTACGTAAAATATAAAGTTTAAAACAAGTTATAAACAAACTATTTAAAACACTTGTTATATATTTACAATATGAAAGAAGAAGTATTACGTATAGCAGAAGCATACCAAAAAACAGTAAAAGAACGCATTGACGAACTTTTAAAAATGGATGCAACCCAATACACCAATTTAGGTAGTGATAGCACTAAAGCTGAAAAGGCTGAAGTAAAAAAAAACAGTAAAGTAATTTACAAAGCTATAAAAGACCTTGATGAATACACAGGAAAACTTTTATTAGAACATTTAGATGCCTAAAAAACCTACAAGAAAAACCCTAATAACTAAACTTGACAAAGTGTTTAGTGAATATATTAGGCGCAGGTATGGTGAAATTGCAACTTGTGTAACTTGTGGTAAAAAAGACCATTGGAAAAAGCTGCAAGCGGGTCACTTTATGAGCCGTAAGCATTACGCAACAAGATGGGATGAAGACAATGTAGAAGTGCAATGCCAAGCCTGTAATGTATTTAGATACGGCGAACAGTATTTATTTGCAAAACATTTAGGGCAAAAAAAAGCTGATGAATTGTTGGCTAAAAGCAGGCAAACTGTTAAATTTACAGACAACGACATACAAGATATGATTGACACATATAAACAAAAACTTTCTTTACTTTAATTCTTTCTTTTAATTCTGTTTGTTTAAAGGGGTTGGCATTTAGCTAACCCTTTTTTTGTGTTAAACTTTTGTTAAAACGTATTTTGTATTTGAATATTTATTAGTTTTACAAAGTATTTAAAAATAACACTTATGAAAAATTACAACGGTTACACAAATTATGAAACTTGGCGAGTAAGTTTAGAAATGTTTGAAGGTATTACCTTTGAAGAAAAGGTTGAAGTTGATTACCTTAAAGAAATGGCGCAAGAAACAATACAGTTGCAAGGTGCTGGTTTAGCACTTGATTATGCTTTAGCCTTTTTAGACAGCGTAAATTGGTATGAAATTGCCGATAACATAAATGAAACATTTGCTCTAAATGAGTAAGTTAGTAGAACCTTGGTGGAACGAAATGCGTAACCCAATTACAGGGTTTAGAGTTGGCAGTCACGATTCAAGGGGCAAACACAAAACACCAGACGAAATAAGATATTATAACGCTTACCCAACATTAGAAATTAAAAACAAATGAAAAAACAACCTTACAGAATAACAATAGAACAGTACGAGTATAAATACTCGGTAGAAGTAGACCATTCGGATATATCTTTCACAGATTATGTAGACCTTTTAAGGCAAATAACCTTAGCAGCAGGATGGGGTATAGATGCAGTAGAGGAATTTTTTGACGAGTAAACCAATATGTTTACATATATGTATAAAAGTAAACCAATATGTTTACACATAAAAAAAACAATATGAGCCACGATTTATTAAGTTACAAAGAAGCAAGAATTGAAGCATTGTTAAATGAAATTAACAGGCTTGAATTAGAAAATGAAAAATTAACCACTTATGTATTTGAACTATGCGACAAAGATTGCCCAGACGAATACAAGAAAATAGTAAAGGTAGATGTATTCAAGGGATAGTTATATAAAGATGTTTTTGGAACTTGATATAATGCTTACACAAGGGTTAGAAAAAAACCCAGACAACAAAAATTTACAAAGGATTGTACAACTTCATAATAAAATGTTTATATTTACAAACCAATTATTTAACAAACAGGACATTGTCCATATAGAAAACAGGGAATTGTACAAAAAATTACACGCAACACAAATAGAGTTAGAAACCTTAAAATTAAAACAATGACAGAAAAATTAGTAAAGATTCAAAATGAATTAAAAGCGCCAAAAAACCAATATAACGGTTTTGGCAAGTACAAGTACCGCAATCAAGAAGACATACTTGAGGCCGTTAAGCCGCTATTATTTAAGCACGGTTTACATTTAACTATTACAGATGAAATACACCAAGTAGGTGATTTGATTTATGTACAAGCTGAAGCAGTAATTACAGACGGTGAAAACTATGTAAGCACAACCGCTCAAGCTGGTATAGACCCAAACCGAAAAGGTATGGACATTGCGCAAAGTTTTGGTAGTTCATCTTCATATGCAAGAAAGTATGCTTTAAATGGCTTATTTTTAATTGATGACACCAAAGATGCAGACAGTACAAACACCCACGACAAAGCCCCTGTTGAAGATGACAAGGCTTGGTTGAATAAGAACACACCACAATACAACAAAGCAATAGAGTTCTTAAAAAGTGGCGGTGATTTAAATAAAATACTTACTAAGTATAAAATGAAAAAAGAAATAAAAGAAGAATTAAGTAATTTAAATTAAAACCCAATATATTATGAGTGCACTAATTAGTTTATCAATTGACGTGGCAAGTTTGCCAAAAGAAAAATTTGTAACTGCTAAAAACGGTAAAGTTTATTATAATTTTACTATAGCAGTGAACGATGAAACACGTTATAATAATAACGTATCTGCTTATGATTCACAAACTAAAGAAGAGCGAGAAGCTAAAAAACCTAAAAATTGGTTAGGTAATGGTAAAGTAGTTTGGACGGATGGTAATATTGTTAAAGCTGAATGGGAAGAAGAATCAAATTCAACAGCAACAACAACAGAAGAACAAACAGTAGATTTACCATTTTAAATTTATGGGGGTGTAAAAACCCCCTTTTTATTTTATGACAGACGAAGAAAAAGAAATTAAACGTATGCATATGCAATTACTTGAGGGTGATTGTTATATTGATGCAGAACAAGACTTAGAGTACCCGCCTTTAGCTTTGTCATTTGGAGAACAAACAATTCAAACTAAGAAAGGAAACAAAACATATCCTGTGCCTATTGGAACTTATGGAAACTTTAGCTTTGTACAAGCACCACCCAAGTCCAAGAAAACCTTCTTTATATCGCTTTTAAGCGCAGTTTATTTAAAAGGTATATTAGACGGCTTTGGGGGTGATTTAAAAGGACACAGGGAAGGTAAATGCTTGATTCACTTCGACACAGAACAAGGTAAATTTCACGCTCAGAAAGTATTTAAAAGGGTTTTAGATATGACAGGATTAAATAAGGAGTGCTACCATACATTTGGGCTTAGAACTTTAAGCTACAAAGAACGAATTGATTTTATAGAATACTATCTATATGACAAAATGGAAGGAAAAAATATAGGAATGGTCGTGATTGACGGAATGGCGGATTTGGTTAGTGACGTTAATAATATTGAAGAAAGCAATTTAGCTACCCAAAAAATAATGGAATGGTCAGCAAAATTAAACTGTCATATTGTAACGGTAATACATAGCAACTTTGGCTCAGACAAACCAACAGGACATTTAGGTTCATTCCTTGAAAAAAAAGCGGAGACACAAATACAACTTGAATTAAACACAGTTAATAAAGACCTTGTAACAGTTAGTTGCAAAAGAAGCAGGGGATTTAGTTTTGACAACTTCAGCTTTAAAGTGAACCCATTAGGTTTTCCTGTTGTTGAAGGTGCTGCTTATGACCCATTAAAAGACTTTAAGAAATTTTAACCAACAAAATTAATTTTAATTAACAACTTATGAACTATATTTATACACTATTTGTTTTATTTTTGTTAATAACTCCGTATGTGGTTACAAAGAACGCTACGTTTATTGTAAGCCTTGTAAAAGGCTTTATGTTTGGTGGGTTATATAATAAAGACGAATATCCAGAAGAAGAAATAAACGAACACACAATACAGTTTTGTTTCTTTTTTATAACAATAACAATGATATGGGAGACACCCCAAAAGTAAAAAATACAGACTTTCTAAGGGAAGTTGCAAAACACCACAAAGAGTGGGTGCGGACTTGCAAAGCATTAGGAGGCGGTGACTTCGCTGAAGACATTGTTCAAGAGATGTACATAAAACTATACAAGTACGCAAGTGCTGAAAAAATTATTAAAGAGGGCATACTCCAAAAAGGGTATGTCTTTTTTACTTTAAAAAGTATTTTATACACACTAAAAAACGAACAAAGTTTAGTGTACAAAGAAGAAATTAAAGACAACTTAATAGAAGACACTTCAGACTTAGAAGAACACCAAGCGTTTGATAGGTTTTGTGGTCTCATAGACAACTACCTATTAGAACAAGAAAAGGAATCTAATTGGTACGATGCTAAGATATTTCAAGTGTACAGAGATACCAACCTAAGTATGCGCAAAATGGCTAAACTGTCAAACATTAGTTGGGTTAGTATATTCCATACTTTAAAAAATGTTAAACAAGATTTAAGAAACAACTTCCAAGAAGATTGGCAAGATTATTTAAACGGTGATTATGATAAAATTAGGTGATTTAGTAGAACGCATAACATACTACACGGGCATTAAATGGGTAGTTAAAACAGTAAGCAAGTGGTTGGGCATTGATTGCGGATGCGACAAACGACAACAAGATTGGAACAACATAACAATAAATAGAAATGGAAGCAATAGATAAAAAGGATTGGGAGATATTCCAAGCTAACCCAAGTGACAAACTAACAGTTGAAGAGGTTAAACTTGTGGCACAGTTACACGCTAAGTATTACAAGCACCCTTACCACGTTCCCTGTTCGTGCAACCCAAAAACCATTATTAAATGGATTGACGACATAAATAAAATATATGAATAATTGGAAGGAAGCAGATTTATTTGATTGGTTAAAAAAAAATGTTTATATTGATCTTGTAAAATCAAAGAACCAAATGAGCAGGTGGGATTGTTATTCGCCAAGTGCTGGTCACCGCATAGAATTAAAGTGCCGCAAAAAGCATTACGATACCTTGCTGCTTGAAAAGAAAAAGTATGATGCAATGTTTACAGAAGCCAACAAGCATTTAGATACACCGGTTTATATTAATTCAACACCAGAAGGTATTTATTCTTTTAATCTTTATTTTATTAAAAAAGATTGGGAAACTAATTTTTTAAACCCTGCGACCACACAATTTGCAAACACAAAAAGAATAGCAAAAGAAGTAACATATTTAAAAACAACAGACGGAAAGAAACTATTATGAACGACACACAATTAAACTATTTAAAAACGGTAATGCTTAGTCAGCTATTATTGGAATCAAACGAACAATTAAAACTGACCACACAGTACAAACAAAACATTAAGAATCAGATAAACAAATTGGACTTGATGCTTGAAGATGTAGTGCGTGAAGAGTTTAACAACCTTTATGACACAGACCCAACAATGGTAACAAATATTTTAAACAGAATAGAATCATTAGTAGATAAGATTAAAGGCAGTTCTATTGACGAACTTGTAATGATTGAAGCAGTTATAGATAAATACCAAGAAAATAAAGATTGGTTTAAAGAACACGCTTCAGCTGAATTTTTAAAGATTGAGTAATGAGGGAGTGGGATTGGACAATAGACGAATATAAAGAACACATTAAAGAAAACAAAGGTATGCGAGGCACACAAATACACTACGAGGCAACAGGTGAATATGACGTAATTGATATAATACAAGACTACAAACTGAATTTTAACAGGGGCAATGTGATTAAGTACGTTCTAAGGTGCGGCAAAAAGGATGACGAAATACAGGAACTAACCAAAGCCAAAGATTATATTGAACGGGAAATTCAATACTTAAAAGAACTAAGAAAGGGAAACAATTAAGTTTCTCTTTTTTTTTGTTAAAATTTTATTAAAATGCTTTTTGTGTTAAAATATTGTTTATATTTGTTAAAACAAACAAGATGAACGCAATAGAAAAATCTATTTTAAGATTAGAAAACAAAATGAAAAAGCAAGAAATTATTTTGAAGTTAGAAAACCAGATATTCATAGCCAAGTTGTATGACCGTGAACATTCGGTAAAAGAATTAGAAGAAGTATTAACCTATTTAAACCAACAGAAATGAAAGACTACGGAATTAAGTATTTAGATTTAGAATTTACAGTAAGGGGAACTTATGAAGAAGAAGAACCACATATGTACGAATTTAGTG